GAGTCCATTGTTGAGACCATCGTGGCTTGAAAAGCACGATTGAGAATCACCATGCCAGCTGAATTTGACACCGTGATCTCGCCAACGGTTCCATCTTCTTCAGGCAGAAGGACGATCAGGCTCTTGCCGAAATCGTCAACCGTAGTGGCGAAGTCAGTTCCGCGAACAGCAATAGTCGCCGTTGGAGTCTGAAGATTGATATTATTTTTGTCCATCTTGCCGTTCTGACCTGTGGCAAAACGCACAGTACCAGAGGCGAACTTCAGTGCCATCTTAGAAGTATTAGGCTTTCCTGAATAAACAAAGTCGTCAATGATTAGTTTCGAGTGCTCTGTGATCTTGACATTAGAATCGTCAACGAATTTAATCTCGACGCGACCATTACCAGTCTGAACATTATCAAGCTGCTCTATGGGAAGAGCGAGTTTGCCGTCTAGCTTCGCAGCCTTTCGAACAACCTCGCTCGTTCCTTTTAGATCAGAAATCTGCCCAATACTAGCAAGTGCCACCCGCGTTGCACTGATTAATAGTAATAGTATTACCATTACCAGTATGCGTAATGTCAATTTTGTCCACATTTAGCGTACTCTTTTGATTGATGCTAATGGTATTGCTGTTACCTGTGACAGTAGAATTAACTTCCTTCCCAGCAAATCCATCCTGCGTCATCGTTGTAGTGTTATTATCGCCAGTAACAGTGACGCGATTCTTCACATCGTCAGCATTAATAGTCGATGTATGACTATTGTTGTCGCCTGTGATATGAATTTCTTGATCAGCATTTGTAGCCGATGAAGTTGAACCCTGAGTCAACGATAGGTTGTTAGAATCACCAGTCACAGCAAGCACTAGCTTTGAACCAGCAACAGATGCACCATCACCCTGATCAAATGCTAGATTGTTATTATCGCCTGTCATAGTGATGTTGTAATCAATATTGTCGGCTTGTTCAATCTTACCGTCGATCTTATTGGTGTTGCCTTCCTGCTTCACAGTGACAGTTTGAGCGTCGCCTTGTAGACTGACTCTGGCTTGTTCTGTACCGATTTTGTTTGCTTGTCCTTTCTGAACAATGCTGATGTTACTGTTGTCACCAACCTGATCGATATAGATCGAGTTAGTTGTTGACTGACCGTATGCTAACGAAGTTGCCATCACAGACATAATAAAGAATGCCTTGATAGCATTTTTCATTTCTTAGTCTCCTGTACTAAATCCTTAAATGCTGGGTCATAAGCCCAGTATCCTTTGCTGATTCCTTGTTGAATCAATTGCACAACAGCTGCCTCAATTGCCATTTTAACTGCAATCGTATTAGCCTCATTAGCGGTCATTCCTGTCTCAGCTTCAACTAACCTAGTCCCCGCATCCATGTATCGAAATAAAGTCAAATCATTACTCACTGATAATATTGTCTTAGATGTCTGCACATTCATCAATATTTCACCAGTGTTTGTTGACACTGCTCTCAAAGCAACCACAACCTGATCTTTGCGATATTGTGCTGTTGCTCCAATCCCCAAATATCTCGCGCCAGATCCGCCAGTGGTAATGTTACTGTCGTATCCAATAATGCCACCTTGTAGCATCATTCCAGCAAAGAGCATTGGCTCTAGCTTATTTGCATCCTTTCCGAGATATTCCTCTCTAGTCTGGCGCACGATCTGGCGTTCTTTTGCCAAATCATCAATTCTGTTTCGTTCTACAACCTTGAACCAAGTGCCGCCACCAGCATTCTTCAATGCGTCGATTAGAATGGCAGTTCCACCCTGAGTCAGCGCAGTAGAAAGGCTTGATGTGCCGTCTTTGTCCTTTCTTTGCCCAGTCAGATCAGGAAAGTCATAAACTGCCACAACAACCTGACGCTCTGGTGGTTTGACGTTTTTTAGTTCTTTCAGAGCAGTGTATTCGGTCTTTGGCGTGTCTTTCATGTTAAGCAGTCCATTGCCTGTTGTGGCAACGCAACCTGACAAGAAAAGAGTTGTCAATAATACTAGTCGGCTGAACATCTTAGAACTTAAATCCGCTTGTAGGAATCGTGATCTTTGTGGTATTACCGTCTGAGCCTGTGATGGTCAACGTGATATTTTCAGCATCTTTGTTGTATTCGATTTTGTTTCCATCAAGATCAAACGATCCAGTGGCATCGCCAAGCTGACCAAACAGATTATTTGTCAACTGTTGTGCAAGCTGAGAATAGATTCTCGACTGCAGGTTGTTCATGAAGCGATTGAGAATAGAGTTGGCTTCTTGATTCGCCTTGTCCTTCAGCGCAGCTTCTAGCTTGTCATTGATCGCCTTCTTGCGAGTGAATTCCTGATTCTCAATCGTGAGCCATTGCGATCCAGCATTGACGCCAGAGAACGAAGGATTCTTGAACTGATGAGTTAGCTCTGTAGCTGATGCACTACTTGCTAGGAGTGCTAGGAGCAGGTAACTCTTTCTTTTCATCTGCCTTATCCTCTTTCTTTTTACCAGGAGAGGACAATTCAAATTCAAGGCTTAGGAGTTTTAATACTTCCAGTTTTATCTTGATTTGCATTAATAGCCCCTTCCTCGCGCATCTGCAGAATAACATTCACTTTCTGTTGAAGTCTAATCATGTCATTGTCTAACATTCTAATGCGATCAATCAATGCAACCAAAATAGTATTAGTCTCGCCGATAATCGGCATCAACTTTGTAGTCACGAAAGTATAAATGAAATACACAAAATATCCCATTCCAACTGAAGAAACGATTGGGAATCCATACTGTTTAACCATCTCAGTAACGAGAGTTGGATCCATGACTCAATCCTTCCTAGCATCATTCTTTCCATCAGCACGTGCAATACGGTCCATGTCTGGACGCAACCCTAATGCCGCACTCACCACCGTGTCTACTCGAATAATGTCATGGTTCATCGTTTTTACTCGATTCTCAAGCCCCATGATAATCCCCTGCATTCCCTTAATCGCCTTTACGACGCTCTGGAGGATGTAGTTGATCACGAAATAGACAAAAACGCCAGCGACAAGTGCTGCAGCGATCGGAAACCCGACCTCTGCAATGATTTTAAATATTACACCTGCGTCCATAGTTGCTCTATTTAGGTAAAATTAAATTATAGATCTTCCACGAAGTTCATTACTGCAACGACTTTACCATTATCTGTTCCACCAACTAATTGTTTTACAACTAACACAACTTTATCTGCATCAGTATAATCGATATTGGAACCAAGGTTCAAGAAGTTCAATGCTGCTCTAATATCAGATGCAGTAGTTGATTGCATATAACCAGAAATTAATTCTACCCCACCAGAAACAGTTGCAGTATTTGGGAAATTCCATTGTCTAGAACATTTGCCGACATTTGTATATGCAGGATACCCAGTTCCACCGATGGTTGGATTGAGTAACAGTCGATAGAAGAACACACCTGCATTCTGTTGATTGATGTTGCCGATATCTGTCAATTGTAATCCTTGAAGCTGTAAGTCAGCTCTTTGATATGGCTCGCCTTCGCGCAATCCAAGTGCCATAATCGGGAATTCTTCGGTTGCATTTTTATTGAAAATCACGCCATCGTTATAATATGCAGTAACGAATCCAGGGTTTAGATCTGCCTGCGCTTCGACATTATAAGTCACGCCAGTCATTGTCATTGACGGTTTTGATGTCACCGCACCAGTATTCACGATTTCCATTCTTTCCATCAGCGCAGGTGCACTTTCGTATGGACCACCGAGTGTTCCGCTGAAGTCCATAATATGAAAGACTTGTGGACCACCAACACCATGAATACCGAATCGAACACGAGTTGATCTTCCGCCGTTGAAATCGAAGAACCAGCTATGTTGATCTAGAAACGAGTTGTGCGTTATTTTCGGTGAACTAACTGAAGAATATGTTCCTGGATTTTTGGTGTATGTCAATGTAATTCGATTATTTCCACCATCAATACTAGAAACCATCGCTGGTCCATTGAACCCAATTGGTGTCACTCCACTGACCAAAACCTGCTCGCCAACTTTGATAGTATTTGCTGTGGTAATATTATTCGCTGTTGAATAAACAACATTATAAACATTAGTATTTGCTTGAACACCATTTTGAACACGAATGCCCACATTAGCCTGTGAGACATATGCAGTCAAATTTTCGATCACTTGGCTGGCGAAATTGAGTCCAGTAACTCCTGAATTATTTGACATCGTGTCATAGGTAAAGTTATTTCTGCTGACTCGAGTTTCTACAAGAGTTCCATCATTCAAACGACGACGAACAACGATGTATAGATCATCGCTGACCTCAAAGAAAATGCCGTTGAAGTTGGTAAACATACCAGCACGCTTGACGGTGTTGGTTGTGTTGCCCTGGAAATTGATCATTGCATTGTAAAGATGGCTAATTCCAGGACGCACTTTGTGGCGACGACGAGAAGCACGAATCGTTATTCCATTGCTATCTGTGCCAGAAGTGATTTCAACAGCAGCCTGATTCTGCACGTATGTCACTGCTGCATTATTACCTGTTGTGTTTGCCTGGTAACGAAGCGTAACATCAGCATCAACTGAAGGCACATACCACCATGCTTGGGTTGGTGATGCAACACGCAAACGAGCCTGTGTATCAAGTTGGAAGTTTTCTTCGTCGATATACTTTACAAGGTTTGGAGTATTCGCAACTTGAATCAATGTCGCATTGACGTTTCCAGTGACTGGCAAAGGATTGGTCGTAGAAATCGTCGTTCCATTATTCTGAATATTGACGCCGACGATGCTTGTTACATTGACATTAGTGTATTCTTTCCAGTTTGTAACATTGACATTACCTGTTACTGGGAACGGATTAGATAAGGATACTGTTGCGCCATTGTTTTGAACATTAGTTGCAAGAGTAATGCTGCTGGTGATATTCGCGTTTGTATAGGCTTGCCAGTTACCGACATTTACATTACCACCAATAGGTAAGTATGTGTATCCATTTGCGATTAGGTTGCCAGAATTAGCAACTTCAGTAATGTGAATATGAACTGGATTTTCTGGAGAGCTGGCGACGTTTACCGTATCTACAAAGTTAACATTACCAGTAATCGTAATATTTTCTGAACCGAGCGTGACTGGTAGCGGGTTTGAAACTGATACTACAGAATTATTGTTTTGAATGTTCGCGGTAAGTTTAACACTCTGTACAACGTTCGCATTCGTATTTGCATTGAATAAGTAAGTCATTAGATGATTCTCCATCCAGAGCGATAAAGCATATGGATCGCTCCATTATTGATTTGTAGATTAAATCCACCTGCATCATTATCTATAGTTCCAGCAACAATAATCGGATTATTTGAGCAGTTGCCAGACTCGTCTTTAACCACAATCATTCTACCCGTTGTTGTAGAACTCGGTATTGTTATATTTACTGTTCCAGGATAATCCACACCAAGATAGTAATCGTTGTCAGTAACGGTATAAGTTGGAGTAGAAATATAAGTAGTATTTCCAGAGTTACCACCAGATGGACCATCAACAAGACGAAACCATCCGTCAGACCATGTCAGGTATCTGTTTTCGCCATATGTTGCACGATCAAAGTCATCAGCGTCACCGATTCGAACAATACCAGTACCGCCGCCACCCCAAGACATTGTGGAGATCTTCTGCATCATCTCCGCAATTTGCTTGCGAATGCCTTCTATTTCCTTGTCTCTATAAGGGCTAGTCTTAGAAGATGGAACAGTCAGCGTGTTGGCAATTTGTTGAACTAGCTGTTCCTTTTCAGGAACAATATCTGCTGGGGCTTCAACAATAGGTTCTTCTGGCGGCTTTACTTCTGGTTGAGGCAGATCTTCCTTGAGAATAGGAATTGGAGGTGCCTTTGGCTCAGGTGCTGGTGCACCAAAGAAAACAGACGCAAGTTTTTCTTCTCTTTCGATCGACTCTAAAAGGGCTGGGTCGACTTCCTCGCCCAGCATCCTTGCCATCTTGACAAGAAGTTTTTTCTCCTCAAGATTTTTCATCGCAGGAGTTACTTAATCCAAGAGTAGTATTTTAGCGTCTTTGCCTTGCGGTCGTCTAGTCCCAGTGTTCCACCGTTGATCTTCTTGGTCAGTGAAAGAATCGATGCATCGTTCACACCCTGATCACAGATTGCCCACAGCTTGTTCTTTTCAAAGAAGAACATTGCTGATTCGAATGCCAATTCACCAGCTACTAGGTCTGGGTTGGTCATTACGTCTGGACGATTGCAAGCAGTTGCGAATGCCTGATAGTTAGACTTGCCTGTCAATTGTAGAGCACCACGACCACGATACTTCCAACCATCACCAGAAGATTCGTCACCGTTACCCATGCGCGATGAATAGACGCGATTGGCAATCTTTTCTGGCTGACGTTCGTACTGAGCAGCAATGACATCAGTAGGGAAATACTTGCCGAACACTCCGCGAAGACCCTTTGCCGAATAATTCAGATTTTCTGAAAAGGCTTTGAAATCGCCCGACTCATGCCCAGTCTGAGCAAAGAAATGCGCAGCACGAATAGGTGTCAGCTTGTAGAAATCCATAGCAGCCTTCAGCGTTCCTGCGCCGAAGACTCCATCAGGTGTCAGCTTCATTTTTGTTTGTAGACTTTTAAGACTCATCTTCGTTCACCTCAGGAGTGTTTAGCAACATGATCAGCTAGATGTTCTTCATGATGATCGTCTGACCAGCGACTATCGTCCTTGTGCTCATCCATTGGAATAGGCTTTGAATGATCGATGCCATCGTCTTCTTCTTCAACCTTTGGAGGCTCAGGTGGCGCAGCAGGAGTCTCGCTCTTTTCGCCCATCTTTGAAATCTGCATTCCACCCAACAGACCGACAAACGCGCCGATTACTGTATTGAATGCTGGTCCGATAATAGCGAAGATATCCTTATTATCTACCTGCTCATTTGGAAGGAAAATGCCAACCATCAGAATCGCAACCACTATAAGAACAATGCTTGCAAGAGTTCCGACAGTAATCTTTAAAATCCAGTTTCTAATAGCCTGATCTGCTGTTTGTAATAAATCCATTGTAATCACCCTTTACTTTTTGCGAACTTTTAGTGGCTTGCGACGTAGCATTTTACCACCCAACATTTTGTCGATTCCAGCCATGGTTGGAGAACCTTGCATTGAAGAAACAGGACCTGCAACTCCAGCAACATTTACTGGCACGGCATCTTCTCGAATTTGTTTAAACGTCTTCATTTTCAAACCTTTCTTAATATGCTGACTAGGTATTCATCTAGAGGTATCAGACTTGAGATTATATCCTTGCCTCTAATCCCTTTTATTCTTGCTGGCATTGCCGACGTATAGATTAAAAAGGTTTTCAGTGCTGAATAGTCTTTGGAATCAAGTCTAAAGAATAACATTCTTGTTGTGGCTTCGATTCCAAAAACATTCTGAGCAATGACGAGATGATTTAAGATCAGTCTCTCTTTAATTTTTCCTGTTGCTCTGTATCTATGTATAAGCCTTTTGATATATCGAATACGTTTATAGTCTTCATCAAATTCACTGAGTATGCAGTTAGGCTTGTCGTAACACTTTGCTGCATACAATAATATGTTTGCTTCAGTTAAATCATCAAACATAAGTTACGGATTCGGAATATTAGCTGGCAGATTTGGCTCAACTCTAGGTGGATCTGTTCCTGGTAGTGGTGGATCATAATCAGCTGCATTCGAACCATCAGAATCATATCTAGCTGGTAGATGTCGTGGTCTTGGCTGCATTGGCTTGTGAGAATAATCCTCGACAGTCATTCCAATTAAATCTTGCAGCTCTGAATTATCAACAACCTGAGCATATCCGTCAACATATCCATCATCTCTAGTGTTATAGATGATATAGAGATAATGATCAGAATTTGCGAGCATATAAACCAGTTCAGCATCTAGATTCAGGAAGTTCACAGTAGCTGAGGCTGGCAACAGCACACCATAAATCTCCAGAGCACCACGCAGCTGAGCCAAGAATATTGGCGCATTCTGATAAGGTTTTTCTGTGATATTATCTAGCTTGGCATTAATCGCGTCAATATTATTGAGCAGATGTTTTGCGTCAACTTCTAGCATCTCATCGTATGCTTCGTTTAGAAACTCATTGAACTTTAACATGTTCTGGACTCACTGTTGGTTCTACGTCGATCTTATGCTTCTTACCCTTGACAATATCAAGGACCTTTTGAGCGGCACTTGCTTGTTTGGTATTTTTCTTTTCTTCTTTAGCAGTCGTCGTCACTTTCTTGTTTACGACTTTGTTTTCACCTGGATCAGCAGCCTCCTTCACAGGAGGCTTGTTGTACTGAGCAGGCTTCTTCTTAAGCGTGTATGCATTCTTAGGCGGTCTTTCATTTGTTGGATCCACATCCGTTCCAACAGGATGACCAACCTTATTATATGTATCTTCGTTGACAGACTTCATTTTACTTTCCCATCTTGCTCGCGACAGCTTTCTTGATTGCACTGCCTACAGCTTTGCGACGCTTTGACAGATAGACATCAGTCTTATCAGCCTTTCCATCGTTGTTCACGTCAGAATCTTCTCTGCCGACTGGATCCATTGCTTCATTAGCATTTACTTTAGCCTGACCAGTCAGCTTCTTGAGTGCTACTGCTCGATTAGCACTGCGGCTTGCGCTCTTGCTGTGAATTTTTGGATCAAAAGGAGTTGCGAATCTCATTCCTGTTTGTGCGCTTAGTTCTTTGCTAAATGCAACACCCTTTTCTCTACGTGCTTTTTCATCTGCAGTCGACTTAGCCATGTACGAACCGAGAGTAGATGCCTTCAGCTCATCGATCTGCTCGACTTCTTCACGAATATAATTAGGCTCTTGATCATTGACAACATGATGAGTATACTTCTTACCTTTATGTTCAACATCAACATGAGAATCTTCTTCGCCGCTTGAATTTACAATTGCTGTTACTTCATGGTGGGCTAGATGTGGGTTTTCTCTACGAAGTTTTCTGTGCAATTGTTCGTCAGAATAATCGCCTAAATCTTTATTATGAGGAACAAGAAGTCTGTAGTCGTTATCATTAACTTTTCCAGTATATTCTAGATGCGTTTTCTCATCAATCTGCTCAACTTCTTCATTTGTCTTTTTTGCGCCAACAGCGGCAGTTGTTATTTGTTTAATTGGCTTGAAGTTAAGAGGTGAATTCATTCCAGCCATACCACCACCAAACATGCTGCGTTTTTCTTTTGCTGCAGTTGCAAAAGCATTTCTGAGCTCATCGCTCTTTGTTGGTTTGCCGCCTGCAGCTTTTCTCTTGCTTTTTGGCGGAAGTTCTTTACCATACATAGTGACGCGAATTGCTTCATCTGTCTGCTCGACTTCTTCAGCCATCCCTTCAGCGCGACGCTTTGATGCATACTTTGCACCAAGTGCCATGCGAATACGTTCTTCTTTACTCTTTCCTCTGAACTTAGGATTATCCGACTTGACGAAGTCTTGAATCCACTTGGCAGCTGGATCTGAAGACTTGAGTCTTTCTTCGATGTACTGCATTCCTGCCTCAACTTCTTCCTTGCGAAGAAGCCCTAAAATTCTCTTTGCTTCAATCATTGTCGGTGAGTCCTCTGTTTGTTCTTCATACATTGATTTAGGGATGCTGCGGCGAACGTCGAACTTGTGCACCTTTCCTTCATGTTCAATGCGCACAGTCTTGTGATCGTTGCTTAAAATCTTCCCTTCCAGTTTGTCACCGTTCTTGCGGCTGTAGAAGTCGGTCATGTTTCCAGCTTTCATACGTGGTGCATGAGCCATGTCTGGGTGCATAATACCAGCAGACGCGAATTCACGGTGATCGACTCTTGCTTCATCGATCTGATTAACTTCTTCACCAAGACGACCAGCCTTGATATAACCGCCAGAGCGAACATGGCTCATGATGTCGCGGTTGCGATCTAGACCACCACCAAGTCCACCACCGAATTGATCAGCGTTCTGACGCATTGCGCGAACACGCTCAGAAGATGGCTGCATGTGTGGTGGCTGAACAACCTTCTTAGCTGCAGCAGCAATCATCTTTAGACGGTTTGCCTTTGCCTTATTGATGTCGCCGACGTCTTTCTTAGCCTGTGCAGCTGATTTGCCTTCTCCACCAGTCAAATGACCAGGAAGTGCCATGTTATTCTTCTTATACCATGCCTTCTGAGAAGATACTGACATCTTGTGAAGGAGTGCTGGAACTTTTACGTCTGCCATATTAGTTTACCTTACTTCTGAATTGCGCTGAGCATCCAAGCCAGCTTCTTGTGAGAGTCATAAAGGTCTTGTAGATAGTTTGCAAGACCAACCTGATTTGCGGCTTCTGCCATTTTCTGAGTGGCAAGTAAATTGCCAAGAATATTCTGATTATCCCCTGAAAGAATACTGAACATGCTCATTGCATTTCTTTGAGAAGTATTTTCCATCAGCGAAGACGAGTTGATGAGTTCATTCAGTGACATTGGAGCATATTCACCTAGAGCACGAATCTCTTCAGCAATACGATCAACTGCACCGAATGCATTAGTATACACGCCTTCAAGGAAGTTGTGGTATTGAGGGAAGTCTGGACCTTCTACGTTCCAGTGAAAAGAATGTGCCTTGAAGTAGAACACGAAATTGTCTGCCATGACCTTTCGTAGCTGAAAGACCAAATTGCTTGGCGCGTCAGCCCCTGCTGCCATCGTGGCTTCTTGAACATAGTTGTGAATAGTTGTCATGAAGATTCTCTCGTTTTGTTGTATTTATTCGTTCATCTTCGCGGTGACTACAGGCATGCCAGCTAGAGTCGAACGATAATCAGTTGCAGGATTTGGCTTTCCTTTCTTTCTTGAAGTCTTCAAACTTGGTGTAATATCAACTGAATCTGTAGCTTCTTGAAACTTGCGGAACGACATTGGCGCGATTGAGTTGCAATCACAGCTTGAGTCGCAGCCACAATCACCAGACTTTTCTGCCAAGAAATCGTCAAAGGCTTCGTCTAGCTTTGGACTCTTTCCTTTGTATTCGCGCTTAGTTCCTTCGCCGTTCCAGTATGCGCAGCACATTCTGTCAGTCACGAAGTCCTTGATGTCAGGATGTTCGCAGATAGTCTTAACCGATGCGGTTCCCTTTCCAGGAAGCGAGATCAGATCTGCATGCTTCGACTTTTCAAGATAGGCTTGATTAGGTGCCTTGAGTCCACCGTTCTCGTTCAGTTCGCTCTTGTCGACCTTCTGCTCTGATTCATGACACCAGAAAACACAGTTGCCACAATTGGTTCCCTCGACTTTCTGAACAGCCTCTTTTACAGGCACACAGTTAGGAACCTTTCTGCCGTTCTTCATCTTCATACCAACGGCAGTATACCCAGTCCAACAAGCATTCTTTAGTTTGCCTGTTGGTTCTTTAACCTTCTCGTCGACCATTGGAAGATCATGAGCAACCAATCTTTCTAATAGCTGTTCAATCTGAGAAGCAAACATAATTTGCTCCATCTCAGAAGATTCGTTTAGATTGATCGAGTTATTAAACTTGAAGCAGTCATAGTTTTCTGCTAGTTTTTCTGCCTTGATGAATTTTTCAATACGCTTAGTTTCTATTAGTGGATCGTTTCTCATAGAGTTACGAATGCGGCTGACTTTGTTGGTCACCGAAACGTGAACATAATCAAATTCGTATCCTTCTAAAAGAGACTTGATCATTTCAATTTTATCAAGATCTGCAACGCCATTGATAACAATGTTCTGATTATTCTCTACGAAGTATGAATTGCCAGCCAGAATCTGATCAGCCTGTACTTCAGTCAGATCAAATCGCGAGAAGATATTCTTCAGAACATAGTCTTTGCCGCTTCCTGGACCACCGAGTAAGAAAATACCAACTGGGCTGACTGATTCTTTTAATTGCATACCTGCTTTCACCTTGTCGTGGATTTCTGCTCCGATCTTCGGATTGCTATAATGACTGACGAATTCTTTCTTCTTTCCAGATGCTGCAAGACCGCGCAGCTTTGATGCTGACATTCCTTCAGCACCTTCTGCGTCTGGATCACGATTACCAGCAGACACAACGCTGACCTTCTTGATCTTTGGAAATTCTTTTTCCCTGTAAGAGTTCAATAACTTGTGAAACTCGCCGACACGATCAGACCCAGCAACCATAGTTACATGAGTGTGTCCCTTGCTTTCTAGATGTTTCATTGCATCAATGACTGTGTTTACGTCTTTGTGTGAAACAATATTAGCAGTTGGGAATAGTTTCTTCATCGCACCGACTTTATCTTCGTGCGACATTGGATTCTTTTTCTTGTCCTGCGACTTAGTTGGGAAAATATAGTGCCTTCCACCAGTTTCTTCAGCATGCCTTTGTACAGCTGAGACTAGTTTTCCATGCCCTTCTTCCGTTGGTGGATTAAATCTTCCGAATGCAAAAGTAGCATTACTCATTTAGATGCTCTTAATGATGCACTTCTTGCGAAGTTTGCTTTAGAGAATGCTGGGCGATTGACAATCTTCAATCCTCCACCAACATACCCTTCACCTCCAGAGGCTTTTCCAGCAATACGAGTCTGGAAACCACCGCCACTAGCACTAGAATTATCTAGTGCATCTGCAAGATGGTTGGTTGCTTGCTGAACGTGGTGATGAATCTCAAATGATCTGTCAAAGGCTTTCTTGTTCTTATCAATATGAGCCAACGCTGCATTTTTTTCTGCAGTCTTTGCATCTTTAGTCGTATCCATCTTCACTGCCTCGATCTTCTTATCGTGAGCAGCTGCCAAATGAGCCTTATAACCAGCAGTGCTTGGCTTTTCGTCGTTGCGCACAGTGGAATTGATATAAGTGCGAAGAGAAGTTTCATGTCCAGAAAGGTGTGCATGATCATGGTCTTTCATCAGGCTTTGAGCAGCTGATAGATGAGCGTTAATTATCTTTTTATCAGCTGGATGAATTTCACGTTCCTTACCAGAAACAATGTGCTGAACTTGGTGAACGTCTGGGTGTTCTTGGAAGCCAGCCATGCTAGTAATAGGATGGGCTTCTCTTTGTGGTCCCTTGAGTTCGGTGTGAACAACCATGCTCACTTTGGACTTTTTGAGCTTCTGCCCTTCTGCGGAATTTACTGGAGTGTGATATTCAATCGTATTTGGAGTGTGGCCAATGTGTCCACCTTCTTCATGACGAGTGTCTGCACTTGACATATATCCACCCTGATACTCTGCAGGCTTCTTTGGAAGAACCTTGCCAATATGCTTGAGTAGAGTACTGAGAGAACCAGCAAGATATGGCTTGTGACCGTGCTGAGTTTCTATATCTTTTTCAGAGAAATTGTAAGTAGAGCCAGCACCCTTATACTTGACGCCGACCTTTCCTTCTGGCGTACGAACAGCCTGGAAGGACATTTTATCATCGATTTTGCGAGTAACTGGAGTCTTACCAGAAACAATACCCTTTAAAGTGCTGAGAGCATGATGAGCCGCTTCTGGGCTATCAAAAGTTCGGTCTGCAGGGTGTTCAAGGTGTTGGATTCCGCCAGTTAATTTGGCGGACTCAGTAAGGAAACTGCTAAATGAGAACATATTCGCTCCACTCTGTGGGATTACTTTCTATTTAGTGAAATTCATTCTTTCAACTGCTTTGACGAGCGCAGATCGAAGAGGCGACATTCCTTCATAGGCTGGAATGGTGCAGGTTGATCGACCAGCAGCAGTGGCAGATTTGAACTCTTCTGGTGTGAACCACTCAGGATCAATTCCCATAATCTCAGCTAGTTCATGCATCGTGACTGAGCCTTGATTGACCAGATTATAGTAGCCATTCCAAGCATCAGCCTCAAGTAAATCAGCTGCAACAGACACCGCCTCGTCTAAATCTGTCATTGAGTTATTGCCTGCATCAATTAGCTTGGCTTTTTTCGCGTAATTCAGAACCTTCGTAAGATAGTTCTTTGGTTCATTTTTGCCTGTAAATGGCATTCGAATACGAAACACAAGAGCCTTGTCTTTCAGGTATGCATCAGAGATACCCTTAGATATAGAATAGATGCTTCCAAAGAAATTAGGTTCTGCATTCACATCCTGAATATCACCAGTGTAAATACAGCCGCTTGAGAAGTGTGCAAATCTGATATTACGCTCTGTGCAAATATTATAAAGGTCTATTGGGAAAATTGCATTTCCGCGCAAAGTTCCATTCTTATCGTTTTCACAGGCATCAACATTCGGCGTTCCAGTAACACCTGCGCAGTTAACAACATAATCATACCAGCCACAAGAGTCAACCTCATCAATTGCTTCGCGATGCGAGCAAACAGTAACAATGTGACCACGAATCAATAATTGATTGTATATTTTAGTTCCAGTCCAACCTCGACCAACTACTAGAATTCTCATAACAACTTCTCCAGATACGAACCATAATCCGACTTTATATACTTATACGCAGCCTCAGCCAGCTTATCCTTACCTATCCAGTCATTACGATAAGCGATTTC